AGAAAGACCAGAAACACCAAGAGATGAAAATGGAGACTATGACTTTGAATGTTTAGAAGCAATTGATTTAAAATTATTTAACGAGCATTTAACAAAATTATTAAATGGAGAAGAAGTAGAAATTCCAGAAAGAACAGAAGAAATTGTAACAGTAAGTGAAGAAGGAGAAGAAGTTACTGAAACTATAGTAATAGAGCAAGCACATACAGAAATAAGACCAAAACTCAATCCAGAATATGATAATACACAAGAGTATATTCCACGTTCAGAACGTCCAGAATGGGACGCTGTAGGAGTGTTAGGAAAACTGGTTGCAATAGATGATGGTAGTTGTGAAGAAAATGGTTGGTGTAAAGTGGGGCAAGGTGGTATTGCAACAAAATCAGAGCAAGTAACAAAATATAGAGTAATGAAAAGATTAGACCAAAACCACATTAAAATATTTATACTGTGAGGAGTGGTAATATGGAAATAGAAAAGGAAGAATTAGAACAAAATCAAGGTATACAGCCAGGATTTATGATAACAGTAAAGGGAAGGAAATTGCTTGCGAAACTGGTAGCAGGGGAACAATTAGAGATTACGAGGGTAATGGTAGGCAGTGGAAATTTGGGAGAAGAAAGTCCTGCCTATTTTGATGACTTGATACAGCCAGTAGCACAAGCAACTTCTACAGAACCTGTTGCAGAAGATGGTGTTGTTTCATTTGTGGTAGAATATAGAAGTGATTTGAATGGGGGATTGCAGCACGAATTTTGGATAAATGAATTTGGTATATTTGCTAGAGATGGAGAGGAAGAAATATTATTATATTATGCAACATTGGGAGATTTTCCACAGCACGTAATGGCTTATAAACAAAATGGTGCAATAGATGTCAGAAGATATCCCGTAAGTATTGCAATATCAGATGAAGTAGAAGTAGTAATTGCTTATCCAGCACTTTCTTTTATGACAGCAGAAGAAGTAAGGAGATTTTTAACTATCAATTTATTGCCAGAGTTTTTATTGGATATGAAAGATTTGATAAAAAAACACAATGAAGATGAAAACGCCCACCCTAAGCTCAAAACATTGTTAGATGCAGATTTAAAGGCAAGAATAGAAAGACTGGAAAATGCTTTGTATTATGATATTAAAGAAAATCCATTTTTAGTGACATTTGAAACATTGAATGGTATTACATTGACTAAAGGTGTGTGGAATAAAAATAAAAAACGACTGGAATGTTAAGGAGGGAAAAATATGGCAAGTATAGGAACGCCAACAGTAACAGGAGAAAGAAATTTTACTGTTACTTGTACAGGTCTTGAAGCAGGAAGTACTTATCAACTATGGTCTTGGATAAAAAGTAGTAATACACAACATTTTACAGATAGAGCAAAAGCCAGTTCTAGTTCAATTACATTTTCTGTAACTTTAACAAGTGCTTATACAGTAAGTGATATAAATGATTTAGACCTTAGAGATGCCTATGGTAAGTACATTACAAATAGAAACGTTAGTATGCATTATTCCCCATCTATAGCAACACCATCTACACCATCTTCAATTAGCTATAGCACTTCTATCAATTCGTATAACTCTACAAGAATATCTTGGGGAAGTGTATCAGGAGCAACAAGTTATGTATTGGAAAGGTCTATCAATGGAGGTTCATTTAGTCAAGTATATTCTGGAACAGCTACCAGTTATACAGACTATGGTTTGAACTCTAGCACAACAAGAGTACAGTATAGAGTAAAAGCGGTAAATAGTGGAGGTAGCAGCAGCTATAAAACAGGCTCCAGTGCAACAGTATATTACAGTAAGCCAAATGTCGCACCAACAGTACCATCAAGTATTACAGTGCCTTCAACAGTTTATGGTGGAAGGGCATTTACAGTAAGTTGGGGGAAATCTACGGATAGTGATGGGAATTTGTCGGGATATAAATTGGAAAAATCCGTAAACGGTGGAAGTACTTGGACACAAATATATCAAGGAAGTAGCACAAGTACATCTGTAACGCTAACATTTGGGGAAGCAACACAAGTAATGTTTAGAGTAAGAGCTTATGACAGTAGTGGTGCTCACAGTGGCTATAAAGCAAGTGGTACAAGCACTGTAGTGAATAATAAAGTTCCTACTGCACCGCAAAGTATTACTGTCCCACTGAATATTTATGGAGGAAAAACAGCAGTAGTAACTTGGACAGCAGCCACAGACAGCGATGGGAATTTATCAGGGTACATATTAGAACGTTCTGTAAATAGTGGTACTTACACACAAATTTATAAGGGAGCAAATAAAAGTTATAGCGACAACATTACAAAAGGCTGGAATACAGTGCAATATAGAGTTTGTGCTTATGATAGTTACAATGAAAAAGGTGCTTACAAAACAGCACAAGTTAGAAATATTATAAACAACGAATTACCAATGATTACTACAAGCAGTACCAATTTAGGATTAAAAACAGGAGCATTTTCTTTTAGCTACACAGTTTCAGACCAAGAAAGCAACAAATTGACTGTAGTAGAAAAAATAAATGGGGTACAGAAAAAGAGTTTTACAGCAACTTCTGGTAGTACATACACATTTCAGATAACACAGCAAGAGTTTATTTGTATATTAAATGGTACAAATACACTTTCTATTACAGTAACAGATACAGATGGTGGTGTTACAACGAAAAACATCACATTTCAAAAGCAAGAAAATGAAATTGCTTTTACATTAAAAACACCTTTTGAAACAGATGCAGAAGCAAGTGTAGGCATTATGAATGTAGTAAGGCAGATACCAGAAGGAGCAGATTTTATAATAGAAGCCTGCAACAATGCCTATGATACAAATCCTACTTGGGAAGATGTGACAAGATTTGTAAGAGAAGGAAGAAATTTTATATTGTTAAATGAACAAAAAACAGCTTCAAAATGGGGATTTTCTTTTAGAGTAACAGTGAGAAGAAATACAGCAACAGGCGAAATTTATATCAGTTCTGTAGGAGGGAATTTTAAATGATAGAGTGGAGAAAAGATAGTATATTAGAAGCAAGAGAAAAAGACAGAAAAAAACAAGAAGTAGAAAATATAGCTGAAACGTTGTTACAGCTGGAAATGCAAGCACAACAGGAAAGACAAATGTTAGCACAACAAATGGCAGATTTAGAATTAGCAATGTTAGAAGGAGGAAATGCAAATGTATGAAATATTAAAGCAAAGATATGAAAGGAATTTTGTAAGAAAAGACCAGTTACAGAGATATGTGACGTTAGGAAAAATCACACAAGAGCAATATGAACAGATTGTAAAAGAAAAACAAGAAGTAGAAAAAGATGTTTAAAAAGAGTTTAAAAGAGGTTTATTGTCTTTTATCTCTTTTTTTATTGAGATTTTTTGATACTTAGATTTTTTTAATATGAAGAAGAAAGGGGGTAACCATATGGAGTGGGAAATCGTAACAGTAATTATTGCATTGGTGGGGCTTTTGGCTACTGTCACTAAGCCTATTATGAATTTGACAAACACCATTACAAAATTAAATGATACTTGTGAGCATTTAGAGTCAAAAATGGAGAAATTTGAAAATCATAATCACGACAGCCACGTAAGATTGTGGAACCATAATAATGAACAAGATGAACAACTAGCAGACCACGAAAATAGAATAAGTATATTAGAAGAAAGGAAGGTATAACTATGAAAAAAATTAACTGGAAGGTAAGGGCAAAAAATCCGTATTTTTGGTTTGGATTGGTGGCGATAGTGTTGGCGGCTGTTGGAGCAAAACCAGAAATGTTTACCAGTTGGGCAATATTGGCGGAGCAAGTGAAAAATCTTTTGAGTAATCCTTTTGCATTGGGGTGTGTAGTTGTAGCGATTGTGGGCTATATCAATGACCCTACTACACAAGGTATTACAGATAGTAAACAGGCATTGACTTACAATAAACCTAAAAAAGATTAAAAAATAGAGAAAATAGGAGGAAAATATATTATGAAAAAAATAGCAATGATATCACAAACAATGGGCGGCAAAACAGAGCAAGAAATTTTACAAACAAGAGAAAGGGCAGTAGCAGCTTTAACAGAAAAAGGCTATGAAGTGTTAAATACTTATTTTGAGGATAACGAACAGGATTTGAAAGAAAAAGGTTATGAAAACGTACCTTTGTATCATCTTGCAAAATCTTTAAAATATATGTCAAAATGCAATGCTGTTTATTTCTGCAAAGGTTGGGAAAATGCAAGAGGTTGCAGAATTGAACACGAAACAGCAAAAGCATATGATTTAGACATCATTTATGAATGAAAGGTGATACTATGCAAAGATATGATATTATATCAAAACCATATTGGTCAAATTGTTTCATAGAAGCAATAAGGGCAAAATCAAAAAATAGTAATGTCAAAATATATTTTTGCAAACCAAGAATTACTGAAAATGGAAATTTTCAAATGTTACATTTTATGTGGAGCGATGGAGTGGCTGATTATGATTTTTCA